GTGTTCTCTACGAAGTCACCCCCGGCTGTGTGGCGACTGATACGAAAATGCCAGACGGATGGTATAAAGATTCTCATTCAGGTAGTGATGCTTGGAGAATGCACAGCGATGGGGCTACTGAATCTGTGACTCATACTGGAAGCTTCTATGCTTTGAAATTTACTTTTGGGGGGGCTGGATATGAGTTTAAATGGAATGTCACTGGTGAAGAACAGGTGCGTAGATATGCTGATAGAACTGTTACTGCTGGTTGTTGGATGAAATCATCTTCAGCTACATTATTAAAAATAAGCGATAGTGCTGGTAATGTAACTACGGCTCACGGTGGTGGTGGTGGCTGGGAATGGCTTGAATTGTCAAGAACATTTGCTGATAGCATAACATCTGTTAATCCATTTGTTGTTAGAGCCGCTGGCACAGAGACTATTTATCTCTCCCAACCAATGCTCGTATTCGGTAATTCAATCGGTTCAGGCAACTACACCAGACCGCAAGGTGAGATTGTGTGGTTTGATAAAGGAAATGTTGAAAGTACACTATTAGATGGAACTGGATTAAGTGATGCTGGAGCAACAGAATTGAATCTACCAGCAGATTCAAATGGAAAAATCCCAAAAGGTGCGAAAGCGGTTATGATGAAAGTTGTTATAAGAGATTCAGCATCAGCGTCAACAGCAGGAGGATGCTACATCTTTTTTGAAGATACGGATGGAAGTGCAGACCATAATATTGTAGCTACAAGTGGAGTGACAAACGACTATCATGTATTTCAATCAATTACACAACCTTGTGGTGCAGACGGAAACATTGAATATGGAATTGAGGCTTCTGGGTCTGGTACTTTTGATGCTACTGTTTCGTATCACGGAGTTCAATTACGATAGGAGATAATTATGGCAATTACAATAGAAAACTCAAGAGACAACGCATACGATAAGACAGTATCATTTACTATCGCATACGGTGGTAAGGATTACAAGTGGCATGGAGACATCCCAAAAGATGCTGATGCACAGGCTTATCTTGATGCGAAATCTGATACATTGAAAGCGGAGATACTCCGCAAGCGGTATCCACAGGCAGAAGTACCACAACTTGATGGTAAGTCTGCTTTAGAATCATTTGAAGCATGGGTATCTGCTGGATGCAAGAACGCTGAAGTCAAAGGCACAGATGCAGATGGTAAAGAAATCGTTATCAAAGCTGAAGAAACTATTGCTAAGAAAGCATGGGTGGATTCAGAACCACCAGTTGACCAAGCCGCATTAATAGCAGATTTACAATCAAAGGTGAAAGCATTAGAAGATGCTTAAATAATTAACTAAACAAGGAGTCAATAATGGCTAAAGATAAAAAAGAAAAGCCAGTCTTGAATCTTGATGATAAAGAGTACATTATCGAAGATATGACTGATGAACAGAAAATGATGGTAAATCACATTAATGATTTGCAGAACAAACAGAATACGAATCAGTTTATGGCTGACCAGTTATCTGTAGGTAAAGAAGCGTTCATTAATATGCTTAGAAAGGCTTTAGAAGAACCTGAAGAAGTAGAAGAGGCTGAAGCAGAAGCATGAAACAACAATACAAAGCTATCTACAAAGTACCGATAGGTGAGTATGAATCTGATTCATTAGTTGGATTAGTAGTTGAAGTGCTGAAGCACAGATTATTTCATCTATGGTATCATAAAAGGTGGATTGATTAATGATTGTAAGAAGGTGTAGTCAGGGTCATCGAGTTAGGATTCATAGAAATACCTCTCCGGGTGCAACACGCACAAAAACTTATGCAGATGGGTCTACAGAGACTCTGACTTACCCTTCGTCCTATGATTACTTTGTTGATGTAGATGGCTCAGTAGCTAAGAAGACTAACAGTTTTAAGACTGCTGAAGAATACTATGTTGCTGAGTGTGCTAAGAAGCATGGTGATGGACATGGTAGGCTGATAGTAGGAGGACATCATATAATCAATGGTGTCGCTACATTACAAGCAGATTATCCTACTGATGCAAATACTAAAGCAGAGGTAAAAGATTTCTATGATAAGCGTGGAGTTGCTTATGGTGGGAGTGAAACTAAAACAGAACTTCTTTCGAGGATCGTTCCTATGTATAAAGGTACAGAAGAAGTATCTAAACATTTAAAGGTTTGATATGGGTATACAAACATATAGAGCAAATGAAGCGTTGTGCTTGTTAATTGGTCAAAATGGGTTTGATGTTGTTGGAGAACATGCTTCAGATTCTCAAACTCCGGGAGATAGTGCAACTAGATGGATTGCTTTGCAGTGTGTAGGTGCTATTGTGCCTAGCAGTACAGCATTTGCATCTCAGTTCTGCAAGATCAAAATTAATTCAAATATTGGTGACAGTGCTACCAGTGCTTTTATCTTTATGCAGCCCGGAGATGTGATCTATGGAGACATTGCCAGTGTTGTTAATCATACCGATTCTAATGCAACGCTGTTAGCGTATAGAGGTTAATGTATGAATAATCCTATAGCAAAATTAGTGTCATGGCAACTTAGTTCAGGTCAGCTCGATCATTGGACTTCATATCATTTAGCAGCTGGTGCTTTCTTCTGCAAAATATTTCAATGGTTATCTTGGTCAGACTTCTGGTGTGTAGCAGGAGTGTTCATTATTGGCGTTTTATGGGAGGTATTTGAATGGTTTGTTGAAGGAGACGAGGAAACCTATGGATCGAAGAAAAAATGGGCATATAACACTGCATCTGACTTGATCGTAGAAACAGCAATAGCATGGTGGATGGTATTATGAATTGGATTATTTCTACAAGTTATGACATTAAAATAGAATATATTTATGTCGAAGAAAGAGATTAAAGTATGGGCAGGGTATATGGCCTTTCTATTTTTTATTCTACTTTTTGTTATGTTTGTCTCAGGTTGTGATTCAGGCTGGTCAGTTTCAGGGTGGGAGATTTAGATAAATGGGATGTAGCTATTATAGCTGTTTGCTCTGCTATAGTATTGCAGATGTTAAAAACTATATATCCCCCTTTATTCTGGTTAATATTTTCAGTATTACTTTGGATAGTTATTTATAGGAAGGTGAAGTGAGTGGAAAACCGGAAACTGCTAGAAGTTATAGGGGGACTGTTGTTGATGATAATGCTATCGTTAGCATTAACCTCAAATGGTTGGGGCAGTTATTTGTTTTGGTCGGGATGCTTGTGTATGGCTATTGGCGTGTGGAGAGTAGACTTGGAGAGCTTGAAGATAAGATGCTTGCTGCTAATGAGCAAATTGGGGACTTACTTGGTAAACATATCGTGGAGGAAAGGATTGAACGAGAAGAGTTGGCAGAGAAAGTATCCTTCTATGAAAAGGAATTTAACATAAACCCACTTAGTTGGGGTAAGCGGAAGAAGAAGTAATGGAAGAGTTTTTAGCACTCTACGCAGAATATGGAATGATTGGTGTGGTAGGCTGTATGTTTGTCTTTATGGTCTACCAAAATGCTAAACGTAGTGAAATGCAAGCGGAGTCAATACAGGAATTACAGGTTGAGAATAAGGGTCAATCTGAAACATTGGAGAATATGGAAGGTATGATCATCAAATTAATTGAAAGGTGGAATCGCTCTGATGAAACTAGAGACAGAAGGCATGAAGATTCTGTAAAAGAGATTAATGATATGTCAGATGTGTTAATGGAAATTAAAGGTAGTATTAGTAGGATAAATGGTAAATGAAATGGATAGTTTAAAAGTGACAAGTATAAGTACTAGTTTGGGTTTGGTTTACTGGACTGATATTATTTCAGGTGTCTTAATGTGTATAATGTTTCTAGCACAGATTTATTATTTGTATTTAAAAACCAAAAAGATAAAGGAGTCTTAAATGGACTTAAAGAAAATGCTGATGGATATGGCACAGGCACAAGCTGATAAGATGCAGGAAGAAGCAATGGGCTTTTTAGCATCTGATGAGTTTGCTAATGATATTGCTACTAAGATCAATGAAAAAATAGATATACCTTTTGTATCTGAAGAGAAAGAACAGGTCTTTTTTGAAAGAGTTGTTGATATCGTTACAGATTTAATGGAAGGTGTATTCAAAGGAAAATAATATGAAAACAATACTAACAGGAATATTATCTGGATTAATTTTCTTTGGTGCTGTTCCAGCTGCCAATGCTTCAGATATGAATATGGCTGGTATGGAAGAGGTAAAGAAAAAGAAGAAGAAGAAAGGTAAGAAACTTTCTGAAAAAGGTAAGAAAAAGAAGAAAGGCTTTTTCTCAAAGGTATTCGGTTCTAAGTAATGCCAAGGTTTGGTAAAAGAAGTCGGGAAAGACTGAAAGGTGTAAATACCAAACTCGTTAATGTTCTTAATGAGCTTATTAAGATCATGGATGTAACTATCATTGAAGGTGTTCGTAGTGAAGAACGTCAGGCAGAACTCCTTGAAAAAGGAGCAACGAAGGTTAAATATTCAAGGCATATGTCTGGGAAAGCTGTTGATCTTGCTCCATATCCTATAGATTGGGATGATAGGGAAAGGTTCCATTATATGGGTGGTATGCTACGAGGAATAGGACATCAATTAGGCCTAAAGATTCGCTGGGGCGGCGATTGGGACTCTGATGGTGAGATTAAAGATAACAGCTTTGACGATCTTGTTCATGTTGAATTAAGGGATTAGTATGCCAAAGCAATTCTTTAAGATCAGTGATTTTTCCGGAGGTATAAACAATTCTGTTGGCCCAAAAGAGATATCAGATAGTGAATGTGTTGATATGATAGGTATGATCGCAGATTCTAGGGGCATATTAAAAACTGCTGGTGATGAAGTAGCCCATAGTGCTATGGTTTACACTAATAAAGATATTGATCAAATTGATGACAGCAGTGGTATAGCAGCAGCGAGCGGTTCTGATGCTCAATTTGATTGTAATATTACACGTGCTGCCGGATTTGGATTATTCTATTTTGAAACAGATCATGGAACTGTTGCAAAAAGTACAGGAGCAGTTAGTATATCAGCACATCAGGCCACCATATTAGGAACATATGGTGATCAAACACAAGAACCGAGTTCAGGAGAATAATGTGAGTATTGTTACATCTGGCGGAGGTGATGCCCCTACTCTTGTTGATAATACGGCTGATGTGCCGCAAGGACATTATTTGAAAACAACAGCAGCTGCTACTACTTTTGATATATTTACAGAAGGTGATGTAGTTAATGTTGAGGCAGCCAGCACTCATTCAAATGATGGTATATGGACTGTGACTGAAATAGTAAAAGATACAGATAATACTAGATGTTATCTTGAACTTGCTGGCAGGACTATGGTGGATGTAGGTGCTGAAAATCATACTGTTACAACTCTTCCTCCTGATGGTGATAGAAAAGTTGCTCTTTTTGTTCCTACAACAGATGGAACTGTTGGAGTTGGAACTGTTGCTGTATGGTCTTATAATCAAAGGGCAAGTTCTGTATCTGGATGGAAACAAGATGAAATTACATTATGCAGAGATCAAAAAGGCGGACAAGCTATATATACTTATGTTGATGAAACATTGAGAGTAGCAGATAGATCGTTTACAAATAACAGTGTTCCTAAGTGGTATGGTTATATCCAGAGGATTCAATTCAAAACTGCAGCAATTACTACTCAACCTGATTATGCTGGTGCAAATCTTCTTGGGTGGTACGAGTCACCAACATATCTTTATCCTCCAACTTATATGGAAGTTACTGATACTCAAAATGTTAGTTATGCTGGTTTAACTCAACAGGTTCAAACTGGAGGTGCTTGCAGAATTTATAATAGCGCAGCTATTACCACAGATACTACTGAATTTACTGTAATGGGATCTGAGGGTACAGCTGCTAGTAATGTTGCTATGCAGGGGTATTTTTTCCCGGGTAAGGTTTATTCTTTTGGAACAGCCACAGGTGCTGATAATTATGTTGAATTTATGCTTGTAAGAGATGTTCCGACATTAGAGCTTACTACATCAAGATTAAAGGTGTACAGGGCATATGGCGGTGTTCCAGTTGCTACTGTTGCTGATGGTACTGGAGCTCCATATGGTGAAGCATATGATGATATATATGAAAGAGGCAGAGGCTGGGGAGTATCATTACATGATACAACAGATGATAGTGGAATATGGCAGGCTGGTACTTATGAGATATGGGGTACTTTTATTTATGACAGTATTCAGGAAAGTAAACCTAAGAAAGGTGATGCAACTTTTACTATTGCCGCTGATGGAAGTAAGTTAAGAGTTATTATATCTGCTGATAAAGTATATGCTCCTAGAATTACTGGAGGCAGGGTATATATAAGGCTATCTGAAAGTAACGATCCTCTAACTATGCTTGCAGATATTGATATAGTTCATGGAATGAGGGTATCATTTGACCAGAATTACAAACCTTGGGCTTATGATTCTTCGAATAAGGCTTATGCGGTTGAACAGAATAAAACAACAAATGGCGGTGGTGCATTAGGAGATGATGAACCTATACATTCATTTGGCCCAAATTTAGATACATACGGCTCGATCAATGGTTATGACTATCAGAGTGACAGAACATCTATAGGAAAAAATAATGAGGGTTGGAAGGCTGCTGAGATATGCAATAGGAGGATGTTTCTTGCTAATGTAAGATTGGTTGATAAATCAGATACCATGAATAAATATGGTGAACGTATCATGTATTCTGAGTTGGGAAGATATGATACATTTCCTAATATCAATTATATTGATGTTGCTCTTGGTGATTTTGGTGAGTATGTTACTCTAAAATCTTTTGCGGATCGTCTTTTTGGATTTAAAGATAGTCTTGTGCATGTTATTAATGTGTCATCAGGATCACCTGATGGATGGTATCTTGAAGATACACTACATACTGTTGGCGTGAGGTTTCCACACAGTGTATGTAAGACGCCATATGGTATTGCTTGGGTTAATCCTCAGGGATGCTGGCTGCACAATGGACAAAATATTATAAATTTAACAGAGAATAAGATTGCTAAGACTGAAGATATGAATGGTCTGCTTACTGATTGGAGTACATATGCTAAGGGAAATACTAAATATACTGATCCAATGATCGGTTATGCTCCAAATCCTAAGCATCTTATTATTATGAGATCTCCGGGTGATCAGACAACGACTACCAGTGATACATTTATATATGATTTTGATACTAAGAACTGGACATTTACACGGGCTATTTTTGAAGAATCTGAAACATATACAAATTTTGTAAATGATTGGGATGGAAATTTAGCATTTGGTAAAGATAATGATTCAAATGGTGCGATATTTAAAGCCTATGATCCAACTATGGTAGCTCAAACTGATCAGCAGTGGACATCAAAGGTATTTGATTTTGGTAACCCGGCAACAACAAAAAAGGTATATGCTGTTTATGTTACATATAGACTTACTGCTAATCAGGAAGCTGCATTGAAATATTCTGTAGGTTCAGCATCTACATATCCGCTTACAACTTTTACAGCATTTACAAATTGTTCAGTAAATGGTACTGTTGGTGATGGAAGTACAAATTATGATGTTTGGGTTGCATCAGCAAATTCTGGAGATAGTTGGGAAGTTGCTAAATTTTACAATGATGATCCTATCAGCTGTGACTCTATAGCATTAAGATTTGATTCAAATGCATCCTGTAAAATTGCAATTAGCGATATTACTGTTGAGTACAGAACAATAAATAAGAGGACCTCATAATGCCAATCAGGCTCAGTGGTAAAACTGACAGTACCAGAGGTGTTATGCACACTAGACAGCAGGGTTTGCTGTCAGTTGATTCATTTGCTGTTAATAGTTTAAATGAAGGTCAGATTGTTATTAATCAGGAGCGCGGCAGACAGCCAGCCTTGGTTTTGAAGAAAAATAACAGGCTGTATAAGAGTTATCTCTCAGCAGATGGGAATAACTATGTAGAGAAAGATTTAGAAGTTAAAGGATCGCAGATTATAAATTCAGATCTTACAGTTGGTCGTAACCTTTCTGTAGATCAGGGTACTGCAGATGATTCATTATTAACTTTAAAATCAACTGGTGATGTTACTCATGGTATTACAGATTATGAAGGTACAACTGTTTATGGTGCTTTTAGAAAAGCTGCCGTAGGTGCTGGTGGATTAAAGGTACGAGGATTAAGAGACGCAGATTCTAATAATCATTCAGCTTTATTTTTAGAGGGCGTACTTGGAGAAGCTGTAAATACGGATAAGGATGCAACTAGTAGAGGAGTTGTTAGAGTATCTGCTAAAATGAAAAGCGGTACTGGAGTGTCTGGTGTTACTGCTAATGGAAACTTGTTTTCTGTTGACGATAACAATAATACTAGATTGCTTGTTGATGAGGATGGAGATATATATTACGATGGTGCTACTCCTCAGGGCTATGACTCTTATGATGATGCCATGTTAATTAGAACAATGGATTCTACTATGGCTTCTCAAGGAGTAATTCAGAATGAATTTGACAGTTACATAAAATATAATAAGAAAACACTTGTAGATGCTGGCTTACTTGGTTCTGGTGATGAGCCTTTAGTATGTCTTACTGGTATGCAAAGACTGCACAATGGTGCAATATGGCAACAGTATACAGAGATTCAAAGAATGAAAAAACTGATGTATGAAACAATGGTTGAGATGATTGGTAAGGAAAAAGCTGATATCAAGTTTAAAAATTGTGGAATTAAACTACTCGATAAAGTAGATACTGCATAGGAGATAATTATGGCAGGTTTATTAAATTATACTAAAGGATACCAAGGTGGAGGATTATATATTCCTACCTCAACCAGAGTAAGAGGCCAGTACGGATACTTGGATCGCTTATTCACTGAAGATATTAGGGAAAAAGGTGAAGAGGCAAAAGAGCAAATGGCAGGATTAAAGGCTAAAGGTGCAATTGGTAGTCTAGGAGGTAAACTTCTTGGTAGTTTTATTGGTAGAAAGATTTTAACAAGTGTTCTTGGAGGGGGGCTTAAAACAGCTCTTACAAGTTCTGTAGCTCGTACTGCTTTATTAAGTAATCCTTGGGCTATAGCTGCAGCTGTTGCAGCACCAACTGTTCTTAGTTATCTTGGTAAAATGGCCCCGCTTGGTTTAAAGAAAAACCCACTTACAGGAAAGGCTTATGATAGACCTGAAGATATAGAGAAAGGCTTTAAGGTTGATGGAAGGACTAGCAAATTCAGGCAGAGTGAGTATGCTGATATTGCTGAAGCAATGTCACAACAAAGAAAAACAGCAAAAGAATTAGCTCTTGCAGAGGCTCCGGGTGAGGCAATTGGAGCGGCAAGAGGCTATGCAACAGCAGCACTTACAGGTGCTTCTTGGGATAAAGCTTCAGAATATTTTGGAGGTGGAGAGGAGTTACTTTCTGTTACAGGTGAAGAACCGAAATTATTAGGTGAAACAGTATCTACAAAAGAGGGAGCATCTAATATTTTAGCTGGACGTCCAGAGGGTACACCACTATCTGCAGAACAACTTAGAACTATGGAAGAATCAGCTATGTCTTCTTTATATCCTGAAACTGGTCAGGCAGTAGATCCATTTGTTGAAACTGGCCCTCGAGCATGGGTTGATCCCAATGACATGACAGTAATGCAGACATTTCCCGGAGCTACTCAATCAGCGGGATATGGAGAAGGAACGAGGTCACAGTATAGAACATTAGGTGATATAGATAGTAATCTTATAGATCCTTCTGCTAAGATAGATCCACTTATGGTACCTCCTGCAGAAGATCCTTTTAAAAAGGCAGCTCTAGAATATTATAGATCTCCAGAAGGGTTAGAAGAACTTGGCCTTACTCCTCCAGCACAGACTGTTACTGAAAGATTAGCTGATGTTGGATCAGCGATGTATCAAAGAGGTCCTAATTATATGCAGGCCACTACTGATGTTCTAGGACAACTGGATGTTCCAGCACCAGATGTTTTAGAGGGCTTTAGACAAGGCACTGGAAGTCCCTATAATCAATTTCTTGGTGCTACGGGGCAATATAATCCTTTCGGTCAACAATTTGCTCCTAGACGTCAACAAAGATTAATGCCAAGTCTACTAGATTATCTTGGCGGTGGCACAGGGTATTAAAGGAATGAACAATGGCTAGATCATTACTTCAATCACATTTAAATAACAAAAACTTAACGATTATCGGTGGCGG